ACCTGATCCTCAAGTTGTTTGTAACGATCCTGATGTTGCGACTGTGCCAACATATTAACTTGCTGTTGCGTCTGGGCCAGTTGCTGTTGCAGTTGCTGTGTATGCGAATCAGTAGGATAGTCCTCTACATAATCCGCGCCCGAATCGCCTGACGTTAGCTGAACATTGTAGTGCTGGGCGAGTTGAGCGATGGCCGCTTGGGGGTTCTGCCGTAGTGCATTGTCATAACTCATAAGACGCGAGATATATTCGGCCTCGCTAATCCCGTGAGCCTGCATCTGCTGTTTGTACGGTGCCAGAACTCCTTGCAAACCCTCTACTTGTTTTCGCTGCTCTGCCAGTTCAGTTGTCTTGCGAGTGAACGCCGCATCACGCTCGCTCTCCCGTTGAAGCATGAAATCTCTCTGCTCATCGGGTAGTTGCTCGAACGCTTCGCGTTGTTCAGCAGGCCATGTTTTCGGTGCAGCCAAAGCATCCGGCGCTGGCTCCCCTTCAGACTCCGGTATGTCTGTTTCGGGAGTGGCTTCGTCTTCGCTTGCTTCATAGCCCTCGGCGGCATCGTCTGATGAGTCGTCTGTTACGACTTCGACTTCTTCCGCGCTGGTTTCTCCGGCGATAGCTTTTGGATTTTCAGAAGTGGGTTCAGCATCGCCGCCACTGAACTCTCCTTTGACACCGATAACGCTTTCAAGAACGCCATCAAGTGTCGCCCCCTCTGACGCTGGCCCCGCTGTGGGGGTGCTAGTCTCAGTTATTGACATTTCTTATCGTATCCCAGTTTGAAGGGCGTTCACTTCCCGCCCAGTCATTGCCAATCTGGCGAACATTATGTCTCTTTTCGTGTTCGCGCAATTCTGATCTGCTCGTTACATAAGTTCCGTCAACAGGACTTAGAAACGGCTCTATATCTTTCATTATGCTGTGAGCAGCTTTATTGAAGGCTTTTTCAGCCCTTTTCCGCGTTTTCTGGGGCTTCCATCGTATCCCGTCATAATTTGCGCGGTATTCGCTGCTCATCTTCGTTCTTCCGCCATTTTCAATTCAGCTTCAAGGAGCGCCAAGTCTTCCTTGCTGCGGACGCGCTCGCTGGAAGCGCGGCTTTCTTCCTCTATCTCCACCGCTTTTGTTCGTTCTCTGGAGGATATATCTGCGAGCTTGCCTTCCTGTTTCAGCTTCTCGCGTTCCAGTTCAGCCGCTATGCGCTGCTGTGCGATACGCTCTTCCGGCGAAACCTGTGGTTGCTGCTGCGCGGCCTGTAGCTGCTGCATGACAGCGGCTTCGGTTTCATCGATAACATCCTCGAACTGTCTGCCGACTTTCCACGCACCGGAGACGAACTTCAGTATCTGGAAGGCAATGGGCGTCAGTTCCGGCGCTGCGCGTGTTGCCTCGATTGCCTGCACCAGATATCCGCCCATGACATTGGCGAATTCAATGCGCGTTCGTTTTATCTGTTCCTCGTCCGCAAATACGGTGCTGTCCGTTTCTACGTCAATCTGGTAGCTGCGTAGCTTATCGTTACGCATGATCTCCACCATCTCGTCCGTGATTTCAACGCCTGTCATGCGCTCAAGGACTTCCGGCTCATAATTCTCTGCAATCAATTCGGCTTTGATGCGGAACAGATCACGTATGTATTTTTGTATGTCTTCCTGCCGCAGCCGTAACCGCATGGAGCCGTACTGGGCTTTAAGCTGCTGCGCGGTTGCGCTTTCGCTGGCTTTTGTTCCGCCGCCGCGAATAATGTCTGAAATCCCGGTGATGTCGTAGATTGTCTGGAGAACCTGCCCGCGCTGGTTATACAATCCGGCGAGAACCTGCGTGATAGTAGAAATATCCTCTGTCTGAAACGCTCCGTTCAACCCGCCCTTCTGGGCCAGATTCGCGAAATTATCGCTGGGAACGAACTCGTTATCGGTGGCGTTCGCCAGATGTGCCAGTTCGGGAATGCTAGAATCGTAGACACCCCGGCGCTTCAGCCCTTCTATCAGGAAGGTTATCCGGGTAGTGACGCGATCAAGCTCGTCAGCCTGATCTTGGTAAAGTGTGAACTCTGGGACCGGAACGGAAGTGTTGTTTGTCCTCACCGCGATCATCGGCGTCGGACAGGGAAAGAAATTCTCCAGCATGTACGGATCGTCATCGTCCGCCAGCACGTCCTTGTATCCGGTAGCCACGAACAGGCGGCGGCGTTTTACCTTGTCCCAGATTTCCCAGACTTCGGCGCGGTTATAAAGCTCGTCAATGTCCGCATCGTCGGAGCGTTCCGGCATCCAGTTCAGCGGAACCTCTTCGGCATGATCGAACCCGCGTCCGACAAGTTCCTCGCGTGTAAACAGATGCCGCCGCGCCCGCCACGTCACATCTTCCGGCCTGCGGCTGGGACTTTCGCGGTAGTCCTGCCAGTGTACGTACTCAAAACGGCACCGCTGATCGCCGAGGCGCTCGATTTCTTCCTCTTCCAGTATCTCTACATCTTCGCCCTTGATCTCGATTTTCGTCTTTTCCTTGACGATAATCGGCTCATAGACAACCCACACAACGCCGCGCCCCGGCAACAGATAGTCTTCCAGCGCAGCACGGATAGGCAGTTCGGAATCATAAACATCTATGCCGTAGAGCAACGCCCTTTCGAGCGCAATGGCGACCTGACGCGCTGCCGCATCCCCGTCATGGAAGCGGCGGCGTACATCTGGCTGGGCCATGCGGGCGAACAGTGCGCCCTTCAGCGTTTCGGTATTTGCCCATAGAATGTTGAAACGGTGCGTCAGCGGCCCGACAACGCCGGTATCACGTTCGTCGCGGTAACGCTCCACGACACGGATGCCGCGCTCACGCCAGTCACGCTCAAATTCGCTGGCCTGATCGATCTCGCGCTGCCAGTACAGGGCGGTTCCGTACAGCTTTTCCTGATCTTCGCGTGTCTCAGCCATCGGCTATACTTTCCCCGCCAGTTTTGCCCCGCACGGATATTCCGGCGCTGTGTACTGTCTCTCTGCTGCCGGATATGAGCGGATGCCACCATTCGAGCGGCTGTCCGTTAGCAACCCGGACGTAAGCGCACGTTTCTGGCAACCAGTCAATTTCATTCATGTTCTCCGGCGTCAGGGACACACAGGAAGGCACAAGTTCCTGACGTTTCGGGTAGTTTGAGCATTTCGCAGTCTCGCTATCCAGTAAATGACACGCAACATCGGTGTAAAACACCTCATTTGTCGCCTCATCCCTGATTTTAACAGCGCAGCACTTCCCGCAGCCGTCGCACAGGGCTTCCCATTCCTCATCTGAGAGTTCCTGAAGTGGCTTTTCCCAGAAATCCATTCCATCTCAGCAATTAACCGAATGGCTGCTGCATGACAGACTGCGCGGCCTGCATACCCATGCTTCCGGGCATCTGCTGCATCGGCTGCTGCATAGGTTGCTGCATCTGCAACATACCCCCCATCATGGGTGGCGGGGGCGCTGGGCCTGTGCTGAGTGCTATCGGAGCGGGGCCGGGCATTAACTCGGCCAGTTCGACTTCTTCAACCGTCTTGCTTTCCTTTGGAACGCCTGAGTAGTCGTCGGGGATTTCTTTTTTCCAAGTCGTAATTTTAACCGCCAAGTCACCCAGTATATTTCCCAGCATCGCAGCATCGGGCATTCCCATGCTGCCGCCACCCACGGTGAAACCACCTTGAGGTAAACCGTAATCAAGTGCCATCAGATTCGTGGCTCCATATATCTTGCCTCATCAAAATCGTGTATTTCCCACAAATCGTCAAGTGTTGGTTTTTTCAGCATTTCTTCCTGCCAGTCGGGTTCCGGCTCCTTTGGCTTCAGATTCCGGTAGGCAATCGCCAGATATCTGAAGGAATCTGCGGCGTGTGAGGCCCAGTTATGCAGGGGCGATTTCTTGAACACGCGCTTCACATCATCCCATTCCCGCTGGTAGGAACGCAGCGCATTCAGTCCCTGCTCACAGTTCAGTTCGTCAAACCAGCAATGCTGGAGCAACAGCCTCCCGGCGTTTATGCCGTCCGCAATCTTCTGATTCGGCACAATCCGGGGCCGTCTGCCCATGTTAATCAGCGTCTCGGCGCGGGTTCTACCCGTCCCCAATTCACGCACCTTGGCATCGTGGGGCAACCAGTCATCGCCGTACCAGTACCCCTTTTCCTCCATGATTTTGACGTAATGCTCAAGCCCTACGTTGTTGTGTTCGTAGTAATCAATGATATGCACTTCGCCCAGAGTGACTTGAAAAAACCACAGAGCGCACGAATCGCTGATACCCAAATCCCACGCAACATGGACAGGAATCGCCGGATCATGCTCGACACGGCAGATGCGGCCTTCTTTATCTGCGTCCTCAATTAACCCTCCATAGTAGCTACCCTTGATCGCAGCAGTCCACGAACACTCGAACTCCTGCAAGTATTCATCTTCACCCATCTCGCGCTTGGCGGCTGCAAGTTCGTGCGGATCAATAACATCTGTTTCAGAAGCACGATAAATAGCCCGATACCATTCGTGATCGTCTGCCGAGTCCTCATAAAGCCGCCAGAAATGGTTCCTTCCCTTCGGCGTCCCGATGAATATCGCCCAGCCTTTACGATCAACCAGCGCAGGACGCACGATCTCACTCCACACACGCGGCGACATATCGGCGTATTCGTCAAGTATCACGCCATCAAGGAATATTCCTCTTAACGCATCAGGATCATCGCCCGCACCAGCCAGCCGGATACGACTGCCGTTAATCAAATCAATGCGCAGTTCAGACTGATTGATCTTGGTGCCCGGTAAATCTTTGGCGTAGTGACACAGGTAATCCCACGCAACTTGCTTGGCTTGGCGGTAATACGGCGCAAGATACATAAAGCGCCCGTCATGACGCTCGGTTTTAATCTCCAGTGCCTTAGCCAGCAGTTCTGTTACCGCATAGACACTTTTGCCCCAGCGACGATGGCTCACGCAAATCTTAAAGCGCGAGGGATTGCGGTGCAGATCAAGCTGCTGGGGACGTGGCGTGTACGGTATTTCAATGTTCATTTGTAGATAACCATTGTTGGCAAACAGCTTCAGCAACAACCTGTGTCATTTTTGGCGGAACACTCATGCCAATGATATATTTACCAATCCTATCAGTTTTTGCTTGATAATCGTCCGGGAAAGAGCCCAAGCGCTTCCATTCTCGGTAGGTTAATTTTCTACATTCTTTCCAATGTGTATAATTCCCTGCGTTCGAAGTTAAAGTACAACTCGGAACCGCCCCGTTAAGTCTTATAATATTAAATCCTGAATTGCGTTTTTCTGCTTTTTTTATATAAGCTGCATAGTTTGCCCCTTGCGCCGTTTTGTGCCAGTATTTTAAGTCGAATGGCGCAGGCTTTGTTTCTTCGATTTCTTGTTCACTTAAATTTTGAATGTCCCTTGTCGCGTCTCCTACGCTAATCCACTTGCTTGTTGGGCTTAGATTCAAGGCGCTGCTGCTAATATCACTACGAACTGCGCAGTTCTATATTCTCTGCTGGCCAGTCAGTCTGCATTTTCTATTTGTTTCTCGGGGGTTACGTCAATAACTTGATGTTCTACTTTAGGCGGCTCTAGGGCAAACGATACCGTGATCTGCTCCGGCAAGCCTTCGTGGACTGTTTTCGTAGTATCCTGCCAGCCAGCCCGTGCCTTCAGCCAGAAGATGCTGGCGACTGTGTCCTTGCCGCCGCTGGCTCTGTCGTACAGGCTTTTCGCCACGCTGAAATTAGCTTTGGCCGCGCCGGTGTCTAATTCATGGCGGTAAAACTTACGCAGCGTCTTGGGCGTTATATCCAGCAGCGCACCGATGGCCGTTTGATCCAGCCCCATGCCGATGGCGCTCGTCACCATTTTGCGGGTTGTCTCAGTAGGCTTGTGCGCGGGGCGTCCCACGCCGTGTTGATTAAGAACGCCTTTTTGTTTTTCGGCCATTTTTTCTTATATCTCAGGTTTTATAAAAATTGCAATACGGGGCGCAGATGCACCGGGGGGTGTTAAGTTATATTCATGCCCTTTTTGGGCCCCTTATTCTGGGGGGCCGTGGGACTGGGTATTGGGCTATGTGTATTACCCCAGCTAGGCCAACGACACCGCCACCGGCCCGCCAAGCCGGAGGAATTTCTCGGAATCGAAAACGGCGCAGGGGCCC